TCAATGCCTTACTTCGATCCTGGTAACGGAACTCAAGTGTTCATTCCTGAATCTAACTGGAATCGTGGAACCTATCGGGAATTGCTTGCAATTTTAGCGGAACTGCCAGAGGAAAACCTGGATCAAAAGGTGGTAATCTTTAATCATAACAATGACGACTTTATTTTTGCAGGGAATGTTGGATGGACTGGCCCTGCATCTAAAATTGGAAATAATAAGTTTTTTATTACAGTTAATTGATATGAATCAACACATTCTCATCAAACAATTTGCAAATCGTTGGTATTTGTATTGGGCAGATACTAATCAAACAATTGCCTCATTTCGGACACAATTTGAAGCATATTCTGCTCGTCGCTTTCTTTCACAACAATGAAACTCTCTGATTCTTCTATTACCAAGATTGCGGATGCTCTCAAACCCGCAGTGATTAACTACATCTATGAGGATCCTCAATTTGCAGAGTATATGCACGATGCCGTGATTGAAGGTATTCAAAGTGTGATGGGAGATATGGATGAGGATTTGCTTTTTGAAATTGGTATGCTAGTATTTGATCGGATTGAATTGAAATGATGACTGAAACTACTCTAAAATTAAATATTCATGAGATTGGTGTTCTTTTGTCTGCACTACAGTTGTTGGACTTAAGTGAGGAAAAAATCATTGCTCATGAGTATGGAAGTGTGCCAGCACTCTATAACAAACTTTATACGCTCTATGAGCAGATGGACAGTTCAGAAACTGGTCTACGCAACGACCTGGTGCCATCGTTCTGACCTATAATACAGAGGTAATCAAGGGAGACACTTCAATGCCCGACTTTCCCACGCTGCAATCCAAAGACGGTACGATGCTGGTTGGATTCTATCCTCTGCAGGATTCTTATGGTGACATCAGCACCGAATGGTGTGTGCAGATTCTGTCTTGGAAAGGTGTAGATCAGATCTCTAAAAAGTATCTGAACCGTGTGGAAAAGTCTCTTGCGATTCGTGAGCGTCTGGCATATGATTATGTGGTGACTGGTGACAATCAAGACCTGCCTCAAACTGGAAATCCTTTTTATGGTGCCTGCTGATGTTTATAATTAAACACGCTGCTCTGATTGTTGTTGCATCTATTACTCTTGTGGGGTATAATTTATTTCTGATTCAAAGAGATGCAAAACTCTTTGATGCTTATACTACACAAGTAACTTCCAAATGACTCAAATGCCCTCTCCTCTTTGGTATCAGTACCTTGAGATTCTTCGGGAAGATGCTCCCGAACTTGTGGATGAGTATATTGAAGATACTGCCACTAAACTAAAAATGACTGTTGACTACTTTACTTCGGAGTTTATTTAAAATGATCACGACTCTTATGGCTGCGTTTGCCTTCGGTTATTGTGTGACCGATCTTCTGATCACTATTGGCAAAAACAATTCTGCTGGCAAGTATGATGAACCAAAAAACTAAATTAATTCTTGCTCTTTCACAGATTGATAATCTCACCTCATTGTTGAAGGATAATGAGTATCAACAATACATCTATCATCATTTGATTCAGATACAAGTTGAACTACAAAGACAATTGACAAATCTGACACATTCATCTAAAATCAAGGAGTAGTTTACACAAACCGATGAAATATCTTTACATTGTTGATTATTGGGTGCCGTTTCCAAGTTCAGAATATGGAGGTCTGATTAACCTAATTGCCGAAAATGACACCGAAGCATTTACTCTTCTTTCAGAAGAAGAATCGTTTGATGATCGCTATACAGATCGCATTATGGAGAGAGTTGTTCAGGCACAAAAGTTCGCACTGGTGGATGACTATGAGTCTGGTATTCTGGAGGCATTTGTAACGTGACACAACTCTATCGCATTGAAGAACTTTGTACAACAGGTTGGGAATTGATTGAACCAGATCAGGTACAATTGACAAAAGAACAATGTAAAAAACGGTTAGAATATTATATTGAAAACGGGCATAATCCAAATCAACTTCGTGCCATTCTTGATTCATGATTGAGTTTCCACACAAGGCACCTGCTAATTATTCTTATGAGTTTGAAGAAGATTTCAAGCGGAATGTCACCGCAATCTGGTTACGTCATTCTGCCATTTACGATTATAATCTTGGCAAGTCTGTATCTACTGTGTGGGGTTTTTATAATGTCAAGACCAAGACCTATTATGCTCCCACCAACTCCAGAACAGTGGGAAAATCTGTTAGTATAGAAAATACCACACCTTATACGGCAATGCCATTAAAACAAACTCCATTAGAATCTGCCTTTGTATGAGTTACATTCCTCAAGTCAACGATTATGTGATTTGGAAGAATGGTATTGAAGGATGGGTCTATTTTAAGGCAAAACAATATGTTACGATTGAAATACTCACAAGACTCAAAGATCCAGAAGATTATGCTCATTCTTCTATTCATCGTAATGAACGGTTACTCATTCTGTGCTATCAGAATCAATGGAACCAATTAACTTACTCACATTCAAGATGAACAAGTCTCTTCAATCTCTCTTAAAAGATCTGAATGCTACAGTTGAATATACAACCGTAGTCACAAAAACAAACACAAAACAACAAATTATTCTGACCTATAATGAACAAAGACGATGTAATGGTAGAGATGATTCTCAACAGTCCTCATAATAGTCTTATGTACTTTCGCAGACCTGATGGTACAGCATATGCTTATAAACAACCAGAAAAGATCATTACCGAACTCCCCTCAGACTGGAAGTCAAGATTTGAAAAATGAAGTATCAAGTCATCTATTATACCAATAAAAGAAAGAAAAAGACCGCGACTTTCTTTACTATTGAAGACGCAATGTTCTGGGAAAATTATGTAAAGGATAAAGGTTATAAAGATTCACAGATTCTTGTACGTTAACCATAGAACCACAGAAACCCTTTCCACGAATACCGACCTGGATTTCTTAGACTTCTCATAATACCTGTATAGTTTGCTTCTGAATCAAAATGTCTGATTGCTTCTGCCATACTTTGAAACCGAACTTCTATTTGCTCGGTTTTTTTATTGACACCAAATACTGATTTCTTTTTGCTTTTATCTTCTAGTAGTTGCCATTTGTATCCATAACATTTAAATCCTTTACGAGCGGCAAGTAATATGTTGCTGTTGTTTTTTGGATTACCTGTTACTTCTGTTGCCGCTACTCTTGCGCTTTCCCACTCATAAACCTTACCAGTTTCTAGGTTCTTACCTTTTATTCTTAATCCAAAGTGTTTACCATTACCACGTGTTTGTTCGTTAAATGGTATAAGATGCGAATGATTTGATTGAGGTTTAGGTTTGGGTTTGGGTGTAGGGTTTGGTTCTTCTTCTTTGACTTCTATTTCTATTTGAGGATTGTATTCAGGATTATATTTAATTATCCATTCATTTGTTTTATATTCTATATCTTTTTCATCACATTCATCTAATTCTTTAATCATAAAGTTGTGTACACCATACTCTCTGAATGCCTTATGTAATGGTTCAGATGACATACGCTTGGATCTTTCTATGTGATAGACCCATTCTTTATTCATTCCGATACTGGTATGACCGATGAACTTGTACCCATTTTGTTTGTTAAGGATGAGGTAGATGGTGCTTCTGGTCATATGTATTGTATATAATATATTGGTATTTATTGTATACTGTGATTAATATATGACATGCATTATGAGTTGTGGAAAACATTGTGGAAAACTTGGTAATTTGTGGAAACTGTGGAAAAACTATGTAATGTGTTTTGTTTTCATAACATAATTTGATAAATTGTGGAAAACTTATGAGTCTTGTAGAAACTCTTCTAGGTCTTATGTTAATGCTTCTGAGTCTTGTAGGAACTCTTCTAGGTCTTATGTTAATGCTTCTAGGTCTTGTGTTAATGCTTCTAGGTCTTGTGTTAATGCTTCTAGGTCTTGTAGAAACTCTTCTAGGTCTTATGTTAATGCTTCTAGGTCTTGTGTTAATGCTTCTAGGTCTT